GCTTAAAAATGAATGTAAGCGCTTACTAACCTAACAAACCAAAAAAAGCGGAGCGCGTGCCCCGCTTGCTTTGGTTTATTGGTTACTCAAACGAATCAAGTAAAACCCAAAAATCGGCGGCTTTGCATACCCGATGAAACGGCGTTTTTTCTAACGAATGGCAATAGATAAGCCCGTTTTCGTCAATCGAATCTATGCGGTGCAAAGTTTGACCGAGTGTTGTAATGATCCCGATATTTCCTTTTTCCATGGTTTAACCCTCATTAAGATAAAAAGCCGCCTCAACTTTTAGATCATGCGCTATTTTTAATAGCTTTATATCGCCCGTTTTTTGCCACTTTTCAAGGTGTAGCCGCGCTAGATCATGCAAAAAATATGCTTTATCAAAGGCTTGAACGCTTAAATTTCTTTTCATGCTTTACCCCCTCGCAAAATTTGCTACAAAATCAAAGTTAGGATGCAATTCTTTAGCGCGTGCAACGGCTGCTTTGCACGTGGGCGAAGCGTTTGTAGCTGCAAAGAAAATCAAGCCGCCTTTGTGGGCGCTGTCTTTCACGTTTGAATTTTGTTTAACCCACAAATAAATTTTTCTTTTGTATACCTTAAAACCCGTTTTCATGCCTTGCCCCTTTTTAGTGTTCAATTTGAACCGTTACGCTATCGCCCGATAGCTTGCCAATATATAACGTGCCGCTATTTGAAAAAACGCAACAGTACACCCGCCGCCACTTGCCCCCGTGTTGCACCATGTACCGTGTAGGTATCTTGCGCCCGTAACCCGTGGCGGTGTACATAAGCCCGCGCTCTTGCCACGGTAATGGCTTTTCTTTAACCGCCACTGATTCAGTCATAAACGGGCCATTTTCCCCGCCTTTGTGTTGCAACCATGCTTGCATTTTTTACCCCTTTTTGTGTTGTTGTTTAAACATGGCCACGGCTTCGCGCTTTGTATATCCAAAATATTGATCTTGCACTAAATAGCCGCCCACGATAGCGGAAACCCGCCACGCGCCCTGAAAAGTTTTTTCCACTGATACCTTCATTTTTTTATCCCTTTAATCGTTAGCTTCTATCAAATAGCATGTATACCCAAAAAGCCTAAAAAGGCGGTTTGCGATACGCTCCGCGCCCCGCTTTGTGTAGACAAAGCGCCCCCGCTTTTGATAGTCAAAATAAAATCCCTCATTAGTTACGAATCGAATAACGTACATTTTTTACCCCTTTTTGTAAAACGTAAACTCTAAGCAAGAGCAAGGCAAAGCGTAATAAATAGCGTCATGCCACGGGGCGAAAAATTCGCTATCCGATACACCCACGCAAGCGCCCACGTCATAGGCTTCTAACCATTCTTCTAGGGCTTCGCTTTCTTCGTAATTCATGCCGCTTTCGTCGCTATTTATCAAAGCGCAAGCCCAAAAAGCGGGGAGCGTATAGGTTACGGTTTCAATTTTTGCCATGTTGCGCCCCTTAAAGCCATGCGGAGCGCAACGCATAGCCGCCCGCGCTATCTTCTTCGCCGTTGCGCTTGCTATGCGGCGCGGGTGTACCCGTGAGCCAAAGGGCGGAGCCTAAGCTATAAACTAGGTCAAAGCCCATATCCATGCCACAACCGTTGCAAATAATGCCGCCCTTATCGGATAGCTTGCGGCCCGTTACGATAGAAGCGGCGAAAGAAATATTGCAAATTTCCCCGTTTTCCACAATAAAAAGTTCAATGCGGCGTTGCATACCGCTAGCCGATACGCTCCGCAAGCTGCAATACACCTTTTGGGCGGGTTTAACGCGCTCTAATAGCTCCGCTCTAACTTGCTCACGATAGAGCGCCGCGCCTTTTGCTTGCGGCAGCTTTACGGCTTGCTTATGATATTCTGGGTATGACGTAAAGAAAACGCGCCCCGCTTCTTGCATATAGATTGTTTTTGCCATGATTAGCCCCTTATTTAGTTAAAACGTCAAAATACGCAAGCATGAGACAAACCCACGCCGAAAAAATAATAAAACCGATTAAAAAATTTTTCATAACTCACCCCTTGATGCAAATTGCCAACATAAGGCCGACAAGTGGCGAGGCCATAATCAAAGCCGACGACATCGCCGCGCCGACCATAATAAATAGAGAACCGACCAGAAGAGAGACAATCGCTAGTTTCATTTTTAACCCCTTAAAAATCACAGAAACCATTTCTGTGCATGAATCTATTATACATGAATTTTTACTTTATTTAACATTAGCCATTAGGACAAACCCTAATTTGTGAAAATATTTTTCATGCCGTCGCCGTGCTGGGTTGCACCGTGCCGCGCCGCCGTCGCTTTTCACAATTGCCGCCGCGCGGCTTTTCGCTTTTCGCTTCGCCGCCGTGCACGCTTCGCCGTTTTCCACGCGCCGCCGCGCTTACTTTTTACGCCGCGCCGCGCCGTTTTCCCCGTCGTTTTCACCCGCCTCGCCGCCGCGCCGCCGCTGGGGGTGCATCCAAACTCGCCGCGCCGACCGCGAAACATCGGCCGGTGCCACTTGTTTCATTGCGAACCGTGATTTTTGAGGGCATAATCTTCACAAAGGAAAAGTTATGGCGACCAAAAAAGCACCTTCAAACACAGCTCAATCTGCCGTCAAAGCCATGCTGAATGCGGCATTGCCAGAATTCGAGTGTCCTGCTCATGTGAAGTTGCGTCCGAAAGACCAACCTTTCTGGTCAGCTATCATGGCCTCCCGCGCGCGCGAGGAATGGGCCAAGATTGACTTCGTTGTGGCTGCTCAGCTGGCTCGCTGCCAAGCAGACATCGAGTACGAGACTGAAATTCTGGAAAGAGAAGGCTCCGTCATTGAAAACTTCCGCGGCACTCCGGTGATGAACCCACGCCACTCGGTTTTGGAGCAACTGGCACGCAAAGAGCTGGCACTTATGCGATCACTCGGATTGACCGGATCTGCTTCTCGCGGAAACAAAGAGGATGTCGAGAAAGCTCGCAAGGTTCAACGCCAAGCCTCGGCCGCACGCGATGAACTGCAAGAAGATGACTTGCTGGCGAGCTGATGGCAACCAAAAAACCAAAACCACTCACTCGCGGTGAGCGTGTCATTGCATTCATTGAGCGATACTGCATCGTGTCGGAGGGCGACTTGATTGGTAAGCCGATCAAGCTCGAAAAATTCCAGAAGCAATTCTTACTTGACGTTTACGACAACAAGGCCGGAACGCGCCGTGCGTACCTGTCAATTGCGCGTAAGAATTCAAAAACTGCGACCATCGCGTGTATTTTGCTGGCGCACATCTGCGGCCCAGAGGCTGTACTCAACTCGCGCATCATCTCAGGCGCGATGAGCCGCGACCAAGCGGCCGAGGTCTACAACTACGCATCGAAGATGATCCAGCTCTCGCCTGAGCTGAGTCGCGTGACGCGCATCGTTCCATCCAGCAAGCGCATCATCGGCCTGGCCAGAAACGTAGAGTACCAAGCAGCCTCAGCTGATGGCCGGACGGCTCACGGCAAATCGCCAGTAATTGCGATTCTTGACGAGGTTGGCCAGATCCGTGGGCCACAGTCCGATTTTGTGGATGCGATTGTCACCGCGCAGGGCGCATACGAGAACGCGATGCTGTTTGCGATCAGCACACAGGCTCCGAACGACAACGATTTGTTCTCCATCTGGCTCGATGACGCCAAGGAAAGCAAAGATCCTCGCATCGTTTCGCACGTCTACGAGGCTCCGAAAGAGTGTGAGTTACTTGACCGTTCTGGCTGGTACGCAGCAAACCCTGCGCTTGGCATCTTCCGTAGCCTGAAAGACGTTGAAGAACAGGCCGACAGAGCCGCCAGAATGCCTAGTTTTGAGCCAACTTTCCGCAATTTGGTGCTGAATCAGCGCGTCGAGATGGCCGCTCCGTTCATCTCCAAGGGCGTTTGGCTGCTCAACAGCATGGAGGCTGACGATTCGGTGTTTTACCGCCAGCCAGTCTATGTCGGCCTTGACCTTTCTGCCAAGAATGACTTGACCGCGATGGTGGCCATTGCGTTTGAAGAGAAGTGGCACGTCAAGCCGATTTTCTGGACGCCGGAGAAGGGTTTGCGTGACCGTGCGAAGCGTGACCGCGCTCCGTATGACATCTGGGCAGACCAAGGCTTTATTCGCGCATTGCCGAGCGCATCAATCGAGTATGACGCAGTGGCACGCGAGATCGTCGAGGCTCTGGACGGCATGAATATCGTGTGTGTTGCCTATGACCGCTGGCGCTTTGACCTGCTGAAAAAGGAATTCGATAAGCTGGGCGTCGAGCTTCCGATGCAACCGTTTGGACAGGGCTTCAAAGACATGGCTCCGGCCATTGATTCTCTGGAGACGATTCTGCTGAATGAGAAAATGGCTCACTCCGCGCATCCAGTTTTGACTATGTGTATGGCAAATGCTAAGATCGAGCAAGATGCAGCCGGAAACCGCAAGCTGAATAAGCAAAAAGCGACT